TGGAAATTGATGTTTACAATCAGGGCACAACCAGTGATCAATTCTGTCTTCACCAAGCAACTCAACTCCTATCACACGACTATAGAAATAGGGTGGAGAATGATTTTCCCAGTATTCTTCTGGAATGGGAAGATCAAACCAGTTAGCACCACATTCGGGACAATTCTCAAGTTTTGTGATGTCAGTCATCGTGCAATCACATCCAGAGATTCTAACAGCATCAGTGCAAGTTCTACCTGATTTTCTTCATCAACCACAGGAATGTTTGCATCAACGAACTCACTTGCAAGTTCTTGCAGAAGTTCGGTCATTCTACTATCAGCATAAGCAAATGAAGCAAACTCTGATTTGAAACCATCACGCAGCAGACGCAGAGAACGTGTTACTGTCAGGTCTTTAATTTCTTGTTCGTAAGTCATTTGAAACTCACATTTACGGCAACAATTTTTGCTTTAGGATTTCTTGCAAGTGCAGTCTCTCGTGCATCTTTAGGACTGATTGCCTGCACTTCTTCGTTGAAGGTTTTACCACCAACATAGAGTTGAACAACGTATTTCATTTGATGTCTCCCTCAGCAATCAGTCCCATAATTTCACGAGCAGTGGCAGCAAAGTTAATGTGATCTTCAAGTCCTTCATTAGAATAAACATTGAAGACATCAGATTCTCTGTAAGTGTCAACAATCAATTTGCAGGCATCATAGAGTTCTGCAATGTGATGCTGACGTGTTGGAAAGGAAATCATTGATGTTGTGTGGTTTGACTCAACAAAGATAGTATAAGGGCATTGTGGGGGCACACAGGTGCCACTGTGGACACTTAGAGAAGTGTCACCTTTCAAGACATTTTTGCAAGACTTACCAAAAGTCTAATCAACAGAAGAACACCAAACACTTGCAGATAAGTAACAGAAATACCAATCATAAGTGCAAGAATAACATAGAGGACACCTGAAAGAATTGCCTCTGCAATAATTGCACCAATCACTTTACCGATGCCATAGAGTGCTTCTTTTTTCTCAGGAGAGATTGTCATTTGTTTTTGGGAAAATGATGAAGAATAATAATTTGCAGTGCTCCCAGAGAATATGCTAGGAGAACCAAGATTCCACAAATCATTGAGTGCTATTTGACTCAACACAGATACAATAAAGCATCCTGGTGGTTGTGCCAGGATGCTGTGCCAGTTTCTAAAGTGTCACTACTTAACTTCGTATTTTTGTTTTGTGACTTTTCTTGATGCAGATTTAGTTGCTGGTTTCTTTTTACCTTGAGTTGCATCCTCTATATCTTTCTCAAGTTGATTCGCAAATCTTGATAGAAAACCAGTTCTTGCTAACTTAACATCACTTGGATTTCTTGCTGCTTCATCAACTTCATATTCTTCTCTTGCAACATCAGATTGATACCTTTTTGCACTTGCCATTTGCTTTAATCGTGCAAGTTGCTGCATCTTTTTGATTTTTCTTTTCTCTTCTGGTGTTGGTGGTGCTTGTGTGTCAGTTTCTTCTTTTGTTAAATGTGCTGCTGCTTTATATCCTTTGTGTCCTGCCTGATAATTTTGCCACGCCTTTGTATTTGCTTTTTTATCTGATGCAGTTACAGTCATTCTGGTATCTTCTGGTGCTTTCTTTTCACCACCATACACAACTTTCTCACAAATACCTACAAACTCCTCAAATGTTCTTGCTCTTGGATTGTAGTATGGAGTAACGTCTGATTTATATTGAACACCACCAACATTCTTACCAAGATGCTTTTCTTGTCTTCTCTTCTTCTCTAATTCGTATTGTTGTTTTGCGGTTCTTGGTTTAGGAATGGGTTTACCAGTGATTCCTACTTCTGTTTTGTCCTTTGCCATTGCTACAAATACTTTTTAGGTATTTATAGTATTCAATCAATCGGAAGTTTTGCTTGTGAGTTACTCTTTGGGATGATAAGTTCTTCCATAATGATTTGCTTTGGTAGAAAGTTCCAACAATAGTAACTAGAACTGAACGTAATCTTGTCGTTTGGTCTACCATCAGGACTGTGAAACTTCATCCGTTTGTCAAACATCAACAGTTGAAGATCCTTGTCCTTGAATAATTGTTTCGGAGCACTATCATTCAACCAAGTGTTAGTCATAATCAGTGCAAATGGTTTGCCAAATGATAATGCTCTCTCAAAGAACTTACGTTTGTTTGTGAATGGTGGATTGGATACAATTACATCCCATTTGAGTGGTTCAAAATCAAAGAAATCTTGACCATAACGGATGTGGGAGTAGACTACATCATTCTGCTCACCAATCTGCTTGACAAACTCACTATTTGGAGTATCAAATGGGCACCAGACGATTACATCTTTGGGAATGTATTTCAGAATGGGAGTAACACCGTATTTTGGAGTATAACATTCGTCGTTGTTACCCTCCGAATACATCAGTTTGCCACTGTCAAGAGTCATACAATTTGAGTTCCGTATTGATAGATTTCTTTGCGGGTCAGATTACCAGAGAGACGAGGATCTTTGTGCTTACCGTGAATCTTACGTTCCCAATCTTTCTTAAGTTTAGGAAGCAGAATCATCAGAACATCATCACCAGTCAGTTTCCACACTTCAACGACTTTGCCACCATCATATCGGGCAATATAGTGATTGGAATACTTACCAAGTTTCTCCTCAATCAGATAACGTTCTTGCTCTTCCCAGGTATTTTGGACACTGATACCATTATAAGTCCCATTGATAGATTTAGCAATAGTTGATTTATACTCACATTCACCATCTTGATCCACAGCATCAGCACCCGAATAAGTTTCTGCTACTTGATGTCCAAGAATACTAGCAAGATGTATCTCACGGGAACGAGCATAACTGAAAGGATCTCCCCAACCTTGTTCTTCACAAAGTTGATACATTTCTTCAAACAGTTGTTGAAATCTTTGTTCGGGGGTCATATGAGTCACCAGTGCTTTGCAAGTGTAAAGTTCATTTTACTAAACTCATTACGATTCACGATTTTGTAACTTCCAAACTGATTGTGTATTACAAATCCTTCGTGCTCTGAATCTTTACCATCAATTTTGCAAGTGATGTTATCATCAGATTCAATGTAAAAGAACATATCCATCTTGATAGATTCAATCAACTTCCACAATCGCAGCAGGTTGATGTCAACATCATAATTTTCTGCGATTTCGTGTTCGTCAACCTCTTTACCCTCACGAATGTAAGAATTGATGATTTTTTTGAGTTCTTTTGCTTGTTTGTCACTCACAAAGGTGCAAAGTGTGCTCATTTGACGGGCAAATCCACAAAACTCTTCAATATCATCACGATAAGGACAAATTGTTGCGATTGGTTGAACAAACAGACAATTTTGAGTGCTGTTCAGTTTCTTCAACAAAGGAGCAGCAGTCATCTCACGAATATCATCTGCACCACTATAGATTGTGTGAGGTGCAATGATAATATCCTGACAAACTGTTGAAGAGAACTTATAGGTGATTGTGTTAGGAGTGAATGTATCTGCTCCACTCCCAAAACCAATCCAGTCACCCTGAATCACTGCTTTAGTGCGAGGCAGAAAATCGAGACAATAAATGAGAATCTGTGCTACCTTTGGTTGATGTCCAAAGTGAGTAAAGATGTCATCTTGATTGTAGCAAAGACGAATCTTTTGCTTATTAAATGCTGCTTTCGTGCAGACAAAAAACTTACCATTCTGAGGATTTGTGCCCCAGACAAGTGCAGGAGCACCATCAATTTTCACACTGACATTAGAATCAGCAGTGAACCAATTCAAAACACTCAAGTCACCAGTCAGGATAGAATCTTCAGGGTGCTCAAGATGAAGGTTTTGAGTCATTGTTTGAATGTCAACAAAGTCATCATAAAGTCAAAAGAGGAACCTTATGGGTTCCTCTGTGACAGTTTATCAGGTGTCCTCTTCTTCTTTGAGTTTGTCCATTGCAGTCTTAGAAACTTTACAAACTCGGTTCTCTTTGTAGAGTTGAGTTACACGTTCCCGACGAAGTTCAAGAAGTCGGTTGTAAGTTACTTGTTGTCCTTCAGAAAGATTAAAGTCATTGACTCTCCATTCTTTTTGAAGTTCTTGAAGTTGAATCAGGATTTCAGAGGGTTTCATTGAGAGTTTCTTGTGTGGTTTCTTGAGTCACTTTAGGTGTCACCCGAATGTTGTAAGGTGAATTGAAGAATCTACGAAATGCAGTAACAATAATCAGGAAAGTTGATGCAACACCAATCAATCCCAGAAAAGTGACAGCATCACCATTAAAATTAAGAGTTTCAGGAGACATAATCAAAAATCGTATTTGGAATTGAGAAAAGTGTTGAAAGTTTTGTCATCATTTGTATTTTCTTCAAAGAGTTCGTCTTGATAAGATTCTTTGAAGTCAAAATCATTCAGTTCTTCAACTTGAATGTCATCAAACCAATCCATAAAGGTTCCTCAAGTGAACAAAAGTAATATACAGAAGATCGTGGTGCTTTTGTGGTGTTGTGTGCCAGTTATTCAGGTGTCCACTCAACGAGACATAATTGACTTTAATCTTGCTCTTTTTGCTGATACCTCTGCACCTGCTTCGTGTTCCATTTCTCCGTGTGCTTGACGGATTTGCATACCTTTCCAACGGGCAGATGCTCTGGCAACCTGTTTGTTATACTCATTTGGTTGCATTTTAGGATGTTGCTCTGCTTGTAGTTCTCTCTTTATTTCTTTTTTTAATGCTTCTCTTTCTTGTGCTGCTGCTTGGTTTTCTCTTTGTGCAGATTGGTAGTCAGCAACTTTTTGTTTTTGCTTTGCCATTAAATCAAGTTGTCTCTGACGCAACTCTTGTCTGCGGGATTCAATGTCTTCATTAAATTGCTGAAAAGTCTTCATCTTTACAAATACTTTTAGGTATTTATTTTACATTGAGTTTGCTTATGTGTATCAGTCGGGAAATGATGAGTTCTTAGTACACCATAAACAATAAAACAGTTGGTAATTAAAATAGACAAAAACATCAAAAGACGAATAAGAGCAATCTTATCTGCCTCTTGATTGTTTTTACCTGCTTTTTCTCCCAGAGATTTTGCAATCAATCTCCAGAGACTTTTGTGTTTCATTTACCCGATTCTTTGAGTAATTTGACTTGATTCCAATCATTCCTATGCACCAAGACACAAACATCATTCACCCGATTGTTCCCCACACGAACACAAACTGAGATGTATTCATCGCAGACAAAACGAACTTCACCAACCCAATCTCTGTATTGAACGATGATGCCTTCGGCAAAGGATGGTTTCATACAAAGAACTTGTCCAGTGGTGATTCTTTAAGAGGAATTGCTGTGTATTTTGTGGTATTCTTGAAGTTCACAACTTTACCAACTGTAGAACTATTTACAGGACTATAGAACTTGCATTCTTTATAGTTGTAGAACCCCCAGATGGTTCTGGTAGATTTGCCCAGATTGTAATCAAACTTGCGATGGCAATACAACCAAATAGAAAAGACACCACGTTTGAACTCTTCAACTTGATAGGCATAATCTTTGGGTGGTTTGTGAGTAAATTGTGGAATCAAATCAACTGAAAGTTTCATCAGCAATCGTAATCTTTGACGTATGAGAGCAGTTTAATCTGTTCTTGTAGTTGTAGAATCTCTTGCTGTTGTTCCGTAATCTTTTGTTGCAATTCAGTGATGCGTCCTTGATATTGAAACTTAAGTTCGTTAATCATTCTGTTAGAGTGTTCTATGTTTTGTGTCACGTCGTAAATGCCTCAACTACACTTGATTCTACATTTTCGGCAAGAGCAAATCGTGGTGCTTTAATTACATTCTCACGAAGTTTGCTATAATGCTCTGTCCAAGTTTCGTTGTCCCATTCAACAACCAAATCAAAACATTCATCATCATTTTCTGCGATTACATTAAGCAAACCACCATACTCCGATTGAAAAACTGGAACGAAGTAATCAAGAACATAAAAATACTTTTGTGCCATTTGTTTTTGTAAGTTACTCCTCAAGTTTAGTGTGAAATGATACGATTGTCAATAAAACTCTGCCAAGATGTAGTCGCAAGTGACTTCATATTTCTCAGCAAGTTCATTGACTTCTTGCCAGAACTCTTCTGCTTCTTTGCTTTGTTCTGCTTGTTGAATCAGTTTTTTGATGCTATCGGGAATCATTTTTTATTCAGGTAATCAAAGTGTTTGGAAAATAGAACAAAGAAGAACCAAGCAAATGCTGCTGAAATGATGAGAAACTCTATCATTTTTGATGTGTAAGATTTTGAATTGCTTGTTGACGATAATGTGCTTTGAACATAGCATCATCACGTTGAATACAGAATATGTTCCAGGCAATAATTACAGAGAACCCAATCAATCCAGCAGCAATGTATTTGGTTTTCATTTCAAATGCTCTCGGCAGTAAACAAAACGTTCCCATTCTTTATCTGTGAAGTTGTCAGAAGCATAGGGAATACCAACAACATAGGCACAGAACTTGTTAATCTCTTCAGAACGGTTACTTGTAGCAATCAAAGAACTTGCAAGGAGTTCAATCATTTGTTCAGTTCACCATCAATAATTCGTTTGAGATCTTCACTCAAACGTTTATTTGCACGACGAGTGAGAATAATGTCTGCGATGCAATAACCAAAGGCAAATCCTGCCATAATTGTAGTGATCATACTGCAACTGCTCCTTCAGGAATAGAAACAACTTCGGGAAGTTTGGAATTATCAAACTGGTGCATATTATAGCACACCCATTTACCACTACGGAAGACATATGCGTATTCTTCACTGTTATCGGGAAGAAGAAACTCACAGAGGTCTGCATCAAGACGGGGAGGGCAATCTTCACCACGGGCAGAATAGGGAAGAGGACCGACTTCAGGTAGAGTTTCATTGCCCCAACCTGCATTAGTCCAGAGGCAAGAAATGTCCCCCAAATCAATCAATTCTGCTGCTTTCTCATAAGAATTGAAGTTTTCAACAAGTTTTACACCATTAAACTTAGGATAACCATCATAATGACAGTAGATTGAAAGAATACTGTCATTGGCAAGTTGAAGTCCAATGCGAGAACGGGTGCCCATAAAATAGTTGAAGAGTGGTTTGTGTTGAGAGGCAACCTCTGTGCCTCATAAACTTATGATAGAACGGCACAGGGCAGTTTCAAGATGCTCTGTGCCAGTTCTGCAAGTGTCACATCAACGGTTCCGAATCCAATTTTTCTTTACTTGATCAATTTGAACACTCAAAAGAATATCAGAACGGGCAGGATTTACTTCTCCAATGTCACATTTGTAATAGTCTCCCAGTTGAAACTTTGCGAAGATACCATCTCCCTTTTCATAATAACGAGACCGTGCAACTTCATCATCAATAACAAGAACTTTGTAATCATTTGGTTCCCAACCACCAAGATCAAGGACAATCAGTTTGTTAAATGTTTTTTGCTCTTGGAAGTCTTGCAAGGTTTTCTTATCACCCTGAAAGTTTTTCATCTTAACATCTTGCGTGTTGTGAGGATTTTTACCTCGGGGAGAATAAAACAGTTTCTTTCTCATCTTAAGTTCAACTGCTTCTCCTGTATATTCACCGATGACAGTAATTTCTGCTCCTGCAGCATCAGTTCCCTCGCAGATAAAATCATAACCAATCTGATCTACTCGGAAAAGTGGAGAGAACTCTGATAGTGCAAGTTCTACAGAACTGGAGACGATAAAGTTATCAGCACGGGAGGTGAATCCAGGATCATTGTAGAGATCCTCCACGACACCGAAAACTTTATTCCAATCAACTTTGGTCTCCAGGAGATCAATTAAGTGAGTCATAGTGTCAGTAGTGGACATATGCAATATACACAAGATGAGAGGTCAATCAATAGGTAGTGTGCCACTTGATTGACTGGCACAATGCTGTTTGATATACTTTTGTGCCTGCAATGGAGTGTTTACAACATCAAGTTGCTGTCCATTGTAAATAATCATCAGTTTCTTCCCAAAAGGAACTGCAGCATAATCACCTTTAATAAATCCTTCTTTCATCGTTTAATAGTAGAAATTGCTGGTTCTCCGTGTTGAAATACAGTATCAACAACGTTCTGAATCTTCTTGGCAGTGCTGATACCAACCGAATTAAAGGTAGGAATCACCACAAGTCCATAAGATTTGTGATATTCTGATAGATTGCCTGGTGTGATTGTCCCATTGCGAAGTCCTGCAGCATCTTTGTGATGTAATCTTACCACACGTCCAATTGTTTGGCAGATACCGATTGCATCCATTGAACGCATAAAGATGACTGCTTCCAAACCTGAAACATTGATACCTTCAGACAGAATAGAATGATGAAGCAAAACAAACTTCTTAGAGTCATCTTTGCTCCATTCGTGCAGAGTATCAAAGAACTCTTCACGATTGACTTTCTTACCATCAATAATCGCACCAGTTTTAGATGTAATCACCATCCAAGAGTATCCACGTTGCTCAAGTTGAATACAGAAAGGAGTTTGTGACATCAAAGCAGTGATTTGTTTGGTTGCCTTGGCACACACAAGAACCTTAGAAACTGCTGCTTCATCAATGCTTTCCAGCAGATGATTACAGTCACGTTCAAACACATTGGTGCTGTCCAATGAAACTTGCTTGGCAATAATCTTTGGTGGAATGATATAACCTTCCCGAACCATTCTTGGTGCAGGAACATTTGCAATGATATTACCATAAACCTGAACATTGTTCATTCCAGGTTTCTTGGGTGTGGAAGAATACTTTGGAGTTGCAGTGTAGAAGTAACAACGTTCTGACTGTTCACTGAAGTATTCTACCGCAGGATAAAAGTTCTTCTGCACCGAATTGTGTGCTTCATCAAAGTGAATTGTATGAACTTTGATGCCCGACTCCATCACCTTATGCAGAGAGTGATAGGTAGTGAAGATGAGTTTATGAGTTTTGGTATGAAACCACCATTTGAACAAAATATCAGAGTTTGTTGAAGAATGATGATGCGTTTCTCCTGAATGACAATGAAATACTGAAGCATTTGTGATATGCTCCAGATACTCAGAAGAGAGTTGATTCGCAAGCAAAATGCGAGGAGCAACAACTACAACAGTCTGAGGAGTTTCTGATTCAAACTGAGAGATTGTATTTGCAATTCCTACAAGAGTCTTACCTGCACCTGTGGTTGCACAAATGATACCTTTCTTATGTTCTTTCTGAGCATCACAGCACTCAATTTGATGTGGACGAAGTGAAACAGAAACCATAAGGTAAGAATCAATGAAGTAATCATATCAAAAATCTGCTGCTGTGGCAAGTGAGTGTGCCAGTTGATAAAGTGTCACAGCATAATTAAGTGTGGTGCTGCTGTTAAAGATACCTCAACATCTTCATACATTTTACCGAAACTTACCTTTTTACTTAAAAGATTTGAGGTTCCAGAACCTCCAACCTTCACAAATCCTCTCTTTGTGATTGCTCCAAAGATTGTAAAGAAGATTGCTTTTTTTAAAAATGTCCTAAAAGTTCTTCCACCAACAAAGAAGAAATAAGATAACAAAAGTGAGGTATAATGCTCATAAACTCTGTTATTTGGAATTGCATCAACATTTGTTCTAAATCCACCTTCATTTTTAATCATTCTAATGACATTTTTTTGATACAATTCAAATCCACCTGCGTATTGCATTTCTTCAAAAAATGGTTTCATAACTTTTTCTAATTCTTTAAATGTATGAAAACCTCTACTACTCAACAGTTGACTGCATTTTTTATATGATGAAAGTTTTTTAATTTCAGTAAAGTTGTTTCTTGCGGTTGTTCTATTTGTTCTATTCAGTTCACTTAAAATAATATCATCAAACACTCTTAGAAGTTTTATACTAAGCAATCTCATAATCTGATTATATCCAGAGTATTTTCTAAGAAATGGTTCTAATGACTTAGGTGCCATTCCAGCAACCCACGGAGTAGACGCAGATTTTGAAGCATCAATATAAAACTTACCATTAAAACTACCAGATCCCATTGCTGGAAGAGGTTCAAGTCCAAAAATAGTATTATCAAACTCAGGATCTATTTTTTTATAGTTAAAGTCAAAAAATAGTTTCCACGTTGATGCAGATCCAGCATCTCTTACATCCCATTTATCATACTTAATATCAATTACATCTTCAATTATTTTCTCAACTTCAATTGGAGATTTTCCACCTAAAACAATTACTAATTGTGAATATGGATCAAGATTACTTTTAGGAACTTTACCAATTTTAGAAATATCTCCTGCAAGTTTTACTGAAGTTGTAGAATCTCTTCCTTTTGGCATTTTATGTGAGATTGGAATCAAATCACCTGTCTTTAGATACTTCTTAATTAAACCAGCATAAGTTTTATCTTTAAATTTGAAATAATTGAGGAGAATAGTTTCATCTTTTTTAGGTTTTATAATAGTATCATTAAAATCTTTTTTGATTTCATTAACTTTACTATGATTAACAATATAAAAATCAGCAGGAGTTAAATTCGTTACACTTGCTCCAGCAGATAATGCATCCGCAAATACTTTTGAAAGTCTAGTAAGACATTTATTTTTGATAGTGTCTACAAATACACTATCTTGCCCATATATTCTGTAGTCTTTTCCTGCTTTTAAGAAACTTGAGTTAAAAAGACTCACCATTTGATTATAAATTGCTTCTAAATGCACATCACCTTTTCCTTTCTCAAAACTATACTTAGATTTAAGAACAGAAAAATTAAAGTTTGGTTCTAAATGAGATTTATATTCTTGAGACAATTGTGTTATCTTAAAATCTTTAAAGATGTTTATCCACTCTTCTTTGTGTTGCTCCGAATTAGTTTTATAATCAGGATTTTTTAGAAAATATGCAAATGCCAAACACGCAAGATTTTCTTTTGGATCTGCTACTGCTGCCATAACCCTTTTTCAAGTATTTAGAAGTCACTTAGCATCCAAACAACAATGCACCAATACCTGCTCCAAGTGCTTGCCAAGAATAGTTATTGCTGTAAGTATTACTCCAACTACTATTGGAGTAGTTTCGTCCATAACTTGAATTCCAACTTCCACTGGACGTTCTACTATTTCCACCAGAAATTGCACCAGCAATACCAGCACCCAAAAGTGCTCCTGCAGTAGGATTGCAATTCCTACGACGATAATAATTTACTGGTGGTTGAGTAACATATCCACCACCATTTCCACTATAAACTTTAGATGAATAAACCTCTCCAGTTTGGCAATTTACAGTCAGTTCAGTTGTTTGCACTCCACCCTGAATATAGTTTCCGTAATTATTATAATACCCAGGAACATAATTTTCCTGATATTGCCGACAAACTTGATAGGTATTAGTTTGTTGAGCAAATACTGGTGTGGGTGATGCAATCAAACCAGCAAGCAGAAATGCTTTGAGTTTCATTTGGAGTTTAATTCTAAAGTCATCATAAACAAAAAAGAGGACTTGTAAAGTCCTCGTGTGCCAGTAATTCAACCGCCCTTTTCTTTCAAACTCCGTACAAGATACTCAGTAAATGCTTCCATCTTCTGTGGTGCAACTTGTGAAATGTTATAATCAATCGCATCTTTAAGGGCAATCATTTCATTCCATTCATCTGTTGTGAGTTTTTCTTCGTGTTTGGATGAAAATGACATAGTTTTTTGCTCCCAGAAATATCTTGAAATCCTAACACTATTTAATCAAGTTTGGAGGTTGCTTAATAATGTCTTTAGAGTGTTGTTACAAAACTTAATCATTAAAGAATGAACCAAAACTACCACGACTGTCAGGTTTTCTGCTCTCCAACATATCCATCAGTTCTTCAATCTTCTTGCACTGTTCCAAATCAAGAAGAAGTTTAGAGAGTTGTTGAACTACCAGTGGTTTTTCATTTGTTGCAGCACTTTTAATTGCGGCACGAAGATGTGCCTCAGCTTCCAATAAGTGATCCAGTGTTTGTTTTGATAGTGTCATTAAACTTTCCTCAAAAGATAAGAACCGTCACCTCTATCAACCCACTCAACTTTATCACCTTCTTTTAGATTTGCTGCCTCAAGAAGATCCTCAGGAAACTGAACAAAATAATTATCAACGCCCTCTTCAATTATTTGTTGAACAGGAAGTTGCCACTTCACTACTTTATCTTCTTTTGATTCCCAAAAATCATTCCAAGCACCTTGACATTCAGGTGAGGCATCATTTTTATCACAGGATAAAGATTCGTTTGCAATTTGATATTCTAAATCACTGTGTCCCCAAGGACGCATACCATCATCTTTTCCTTCATAATACTCTCTTTCACTCAGGACTTCTTTGACATAATCATCATATGCTTGAATATGTCTCTTACCATTGCCATTCAGCAGTGCAAGAAGTTCATAACAATGTTGAGTGTTGTACTTGAAATAATGATACTGTTCCTCTACAACACCTTTAATGACATCATAGATTTCTTGTGGTGTTGCTTCTGCCGATGAAATGGCATCGTGCATCCAATTTTCAAGATTTTCAAGTGAATACTTTTTGTAATCAAAGTCAGTCATAATCAAAACCAAGAACCTTTGAGTGATTTGTGAGATTGCTTCATTGCCTTATAGAGTTTTTTAATCTCTTGATAGGCATCTTCAGCAGTCATCTTACCACCGATTGCCATACTTGTCAAGTAAGAGACGTGATGTGAAAAGTTATTCAGGTTGTTAATTGTAGCAATATCCAGAAAACTCATATTAGCATCTGGGTTCATTGGAGGAGTTGGATACAAAAACTCCTCTTTCACTTGTTTTGATGTTGTCATTTATCCAAAGAGAATTGATTTATAGTGTAGGGTTCTGCTGCTAAAATGTCAATACGAGCATCAACTGCATCAATATGATTTGAAAGTTCATATAAGCAGTTGCTTGTTTCTATATTTTCTTCCTCAAGATTTTTAATTCGTTCTTCTAGTTTTTCAATCAGTTCAAGAAGATTTTGATTGTTTTCCATAATTTTTATAATAATTGTTATATGCCATAAACCTTGAAACTGATGGGATTACATTGAGACTTTCACAACATCTTAAGTAAGATATAAACTCATACCAAGGTGCTGTGGGGTCAGTATCACTCATACTTTCTCAAAACAAACACTATTGAACTTACCATAAACACCACGAAGATACAGTTTTGTGTGCCAAGTGTGAATTTCTACTCTTTCCACATAGTAGGTGTCTCCTTCAAAGAGAACACCAACTGGATTATCATTATTGCCCCATCTTACCTGTTCTTCAATGCTTCCAGTATATCTTACTTTGTCCCCTGATTTGAAGTTTTCCATAGGATTTACGGATTACCTTTTCTATTTAACTTTTGCATTTCTAGCAAAGTTTCTAATGGAATCCAAGCAGGATTTTCATTTGCAAACTGAACTTGCACTTCAGTTATTTTTTGTTTTAGACTTTGACTCCACACTTCTCTTGTTTGTTTTACGTTGCTGAATGGGTTCTCCATCACGATAAAAGATTTTGATTTTCTTCTTATCTAGTTTATATCTGGTGAGGTGTTTTTGCAAGTCATAATCATCACGAAACCAACACACTCTGTTCTCTTCAGTGACTTCTAACCGAACGGGCATTGAAGGATAGGGAAACAGTTGAGGTTCAATCATTCCTGGGATCTCCATTCTTTTCTCATTCTAACATATTCTGGATCATAGGCAACCCTGTCCCGTATGTTCTTAAATACCATCGCAGCCATTGCTTTAACCGATGTAAGTGCGTCTGCTTCTTGAGGTAATACGGAACCAGACGAATCGTATTTTTTTCCGTCCTTATGATTCGCATACCTTCTGGGGCAATTAAATTAAGTGTAAAAGAACCTCTCTTAAATATCCATTCTATCGTGATTTTTTTATCATTTGTAATCACGATACATTTTGTATAGAGAATCAAAAGATTTAGAAGTAGTGCCCACATCTTCCTTATCTATTGCCGGTAATGTCCTCATACCCCATCAGTTTACCACAGTGAAAGTGAAGACGCAAGGTAGGCCAATCTTCCCACTGTCCTTCCCAAGTTGCCGGATAAACATTGATGTATTTCGTCAAATACCAAGGACTGATTTTGCCGTGATTACCGTTAGGAATCCACCGAAAATTGAGGAGGGTTCTTTTATCATCATACCCATCATCACCTTCTTTAAGTTGCACAAAATCAGCAGTATGTGAGTAATCAATGGTATACAAATGTCCATCAGGTGATAACCAATAATGTGACATTGTTCCACCAATACCATCTTCAATGTCTTTTGTTTGAAGTTCAGTATCGGTAAAGTGTTCTCCAAGTGAATATGAAGAACGCACATAATCAAACATTCCCATAGTTTTAATCGTAAAGGTTTTGCTCCTGGTTCAGTCTATCTATATGATGATAAATGGTTGCAGTAGAGTATTCAAACTCCTTAAAACGTCGTGGATTGTTCTGCTGCATTTTGGTTAGCATATTAATCCATTGATACCGACTATCAACAACCCAACCATAACGTCGTTCGTCGTGAAACATATCAAATATCGTCATCATCTAACTCCTCATCAAGTTTCAAATCACCAATAAAGTCACCAACAAGGTGATCGACATTATCAAACATTTCTTTGGTAAATGGAATCAGTTTCTCTTCACCACGTTCAATGCGATCTGCCATCTCCATCAAACCTTCAAGAAAGTCTTTAGGCAATACATCATCATCACCCAAATAACTCCAGAAAGAACTATAACATTCCTCATAAGGATCATCATAGAACATTAGAGCATAACCTTCATAA